AAGTTGGAGTAGAAATAAATTAAGAGAGTTAGGACAATTAGTTGAAGAAACTAAATTAGAAGCACAACCATCAGTAGCATCAACTTACCCTGGCGAAGCAGCTAGTGGAAGTATAGCACCTGCTACATTTGATGCAATAGAAGGTTGTCCAGTATCAACTAAAGATATCAAATTAAACATAGCTAATAGACAAAAAGCAATAGATGAAGCAAACTATGGACCGCTTAACCCAAACGAACCAAACGAAGAATATTGGAAAGCAAAAGCAGACCAATTCAAAGGAAGTGTTGAAGAAGCAAAGAAAGCGCTTTGCGGTAACTGTGTATTCTTTTACCGAACTCCAGAAATACTTAAATGTATCGCAGAAGGATTAGGACAAGAGGTAGACCCTTACGAAGCAATTGAAGCTGGTGAGATTGGATATTGTGAAGCATTTGATTTTAAATGTGCAGCAAGTAGAACTTGTTCTGCATGGGTAGTAGGAGGCCCTATCGTTGAATAATGGCAAAATCAGTAGGAAACTCAACTAAGTTATCATTCGGTAAACGTAAATCTCAACCATTAGGTAAAAAGAGTTACGGTCCGAAAGCACAAAAACCTAAACAATATAGAGGACAAGGTAGATAATGGAATTTAATAAAGTACATAACAAAATATTAAAGTTTGCGATAGAGGAAATTACCTTTACGCAATTCTACGCATTCTTAATGGAGAGTACTCCATCAAATCCTATATTTGTTAAATCAGATAAAGTAAGTGGTGGTACATTCGCAAGAGATGTGAATTGGGGCCCATTCCTAAATGGTATCGCTAGAGGTGCTATCTACGATTACGAAGCAAAAGATTATATGGTAGTACAATCACAAGACAATGGTGGTGATTGGAGAACGATAGATTTGGCAAATGTGATTGAATGTAGATGGGAAGGTAAGAGATACCGAGTTAGATAAGAGTATTAATATATTCTCTAAGAATAGGTTCAGTAACACCGAATTGTTTAGCCATCTTTGTAACACCTAACATTATAGTATCCTTTTTAAATGTTTGTTTTACAATCATTTTTTCTTCCTTTGTTAAAGATGTTTTCTCAATGTAGTTAAGAGATGTATCACCATCCATCCATTGTTTTCTGAATAGATTAAATTGGGCAGTTAAATCATTCATTATCTTAGTAATGTTATGACGAGTTGGCATTCCTTTTACTGCAGCCATTTCATTTACAATCTTTCTACGATTTATATCTTCAACCTTTTCAAAGTTGTTTAACAAATCAATTAGATAAACTCCAACAGGTCTATACTTTTTCTTTGGTATAATCTTTTCTAAATTTAATTCCAAATACATTGTGAAGGCTTCTAAAAGTAATTTAGATTCCTTTGCCTTCTCATCCCTCTCATCCGTATTAGGTTTATCAAATGTGACAGCCATATAACTCATAGGAGTATATCGTTTGAAGTATTTATAATTCCTTTCGTTATTCAACATATAGTAGAACTTAGCCATTACCGTAAAGTAAGAGAATGATTTAGTACCTTTACCACATTCAAACATGTGCATCTTCTCCACAATGTGTGCAACACAATCCATCTGCATATCAATAGAATCGGTATCGTAATATGATATTTTTAACTTATTAAACCAAACTTCTGCAATTTTACAAATAGCTGGATAGATTAGTTTGAACGCATTTTCTCTTTCTCTTTGGTTATCAGAGTTAAGATAGATACACACAGCATCCTCAACGGCTTGGTTAAAGTAATTATTATCAGGATTCTTCTTTCTAGGCATTATAACGTTTCTTTTGATATATAACAAATTGAGATTGTTATATTATTAGTAGTACAAAGATACGAAAAATTATTCATAAAACCAAAAGATATGCCAGTTAAACCAAACGCAGGAGAAACCCAAGAAGAATTCATCAGTAGATGTATTGGGGAAGAAATCGGAGCAGGATACGAACAAGCACAAGCAGCAGCTATATGTTACTCAAAGTGGGATAGAAGGGAACTATCTAAACAAAAATTTTCAGACCCTCAAAAGAGAGTAGCGGCTAAATTGAACTTTGAAAGAAAATACGAAGGTATCAACTTACAAGAACCAGCAGAAGGATTAGAAGATGCGTGCTGGGAAGGCTACGTTGCAGTTGGATTAAAACCAGCTGATGACGGTTCTGGAAGAATGATTCCGAATTGTGTACCAAAAGAAGATTAATATGGATTTTGAACAAGAACTAAGAGGTGAATTCAATAAGTTGTTGAAAGCCGGAAGTAAGGAAGTATATAAATTGATTGATGAAGTTGATGGATATATTGATGAAACTGAATCATTAACACTATTGGAAAAAAGAATGGAAGGAATTGTAAAGCAAGTTAGAGCTGATAAGAGATTATCTTTCACACAATACAAAGAAATCTATCCATTTATCCTTTCAGAAAGAAAACTAAAACTAGCCACCGCTGATAAAGATGAGTGGATTATATTAGAATAAAACATTGGGGTGCATCTAATCGCCATTGACATATATTTCATTTTATTATTCGCCCCATAACCCCCTTTTTAGGGGGTTTTTTATGTCATTGATTATCAACGAGTTAGGAAGAACTACTAAAATAGTCACCAAAATCTTTGGTAGTTTAGGCATTTTTTCGTATATTTGAGTATTATCAAACATTAAAAATTAAGATTATGATGACAAAACAAATGAGAGAATTGGAAAGACAGGCTGATGTTATTGAGCAGTCTAAATTTGAATCTTTGCCAAAAAATGAACAAAAGTTTCGTTGGGAATTATTCATAGAAAGTGATGGGTATAGGAAAAACCTATCTAAAAGTAAAATCAAAGATATTGCTAAAAAAAATAATGTAAAACTATGATACATCCATTTGAGTGGGCACTAATCATTTTGGTTACTGTCCTATTGTTCAGAAAAGAAATTTATTCATTCATTAAAAAATAAGTTATGTCTAAAATTAAGTTTACAAAAAAGCAAGAGCATTATATAGAAATGGGAGCTCTTAAAAGAAATCGTTTAGTTCAATTAGCAGATAAAGCCGCTAACGCTACATTAGATGCAAAGTATAGACACACATACATTTATTCACCACCTGGTTTAGGTAAAACCTACACTGTTGAAAAATCCGTAGAGAATACAGGTGTTAATTTTGTTACAATTAGTGGTAACATATCAATGTTTTCATTTGGTATTCAGTTAGCTGTTACTAATCACGTAGTACCAAAGGATGAACAGGTTGTAGTAATTGTTGATGATTGTGATGAAATTCTAAAGAATGAAATCAATGTGAATATAATGAAGAATGTATTGAGTGGTAAAGAAGTTTACGCTTATGAAAAATCATTACAATCACAATGGAGCAACCTTTCAGAGCTTCAGAAAGAAGCAGTTGAAAAACATTCAAGTCCTGCTCGTATGGGCTTTGTAGTACCAACTGATAGATTTGTTTTTATCTTTACATCAAACTTTAAATTACCTACTGATGATGAGGTTAAGATGGCAAGAGAAAAAGGACAGGCTAGAGCTAATATGAAAGCACACTTAAACGCAATTCGTTCTCGTTGTAAACCTGCTGACTTTGAATTAAATGATGAGGAACAATGGGGTTGGATTGCAGATGTAATTCTTAACGAAGATTGTGTTGATTTAAGTAATGATGATAAAGTAATTCTTTTAGATTGGATGTATAACAATTGGGAAGATATGACCGAACGTAGTATTCGTACAGCTGAAAAGATGGCTGAAGTTATTAGTGAAGACCCAACCGGATATAGAGATACTTGGGAAATTGATTATCTTAAATAAAAATTATGAATAAAGAAGAATTAAAGAAGTTACAAGCCGAATTAAATTCTATTGAACAAAAATATTCAGATACTCCACAATACAAAATTGATAGAATTGAAAATTTAAAAAATGTTTCTTCATTTGCTGGTAAACAATCTAAATTAAAAAATAAAGGTGTTCATTCTTTTGATGAAAATAAAAGAAAAGAGATAGCAAGTAAAGCTGGTAAAATAAGAGGTAAAATAATTGGAAATGCCAATGTTAAATCTGGCCATTGGGCTAAATGCCATCTATTAGCAAAAGAAGCGTGTTATATTCCAATTTTACAATGTGATAAAAAAACAGGTAAGATTATTAAAAAATGGAAAGGTACTCAAATAGCAGCTACTGAATTAGGTTTAAACAATAAAGCTATTAATAATAACTTAAAAGGATTAAGTAAAAGTTGTGGTGGATTTATTTGGAAATATCAGGAATAATTAGTATTTTTGTATAAATTCATAGTTGTAAGCTCGATTATTGGGGGATTATAGTTCATCCCCCTTTAATTTTACGTTTTTTAAAAAAGACACTATTTATTTATGAACTACTTAAATAAAATGAAATGGCAAAAAATTACAAACAAGTGAATGATGAGAAACAATCATTCATAATCTACAAAAGCTGGGAAGAAGCTTTTACACTATTATCCGATGCAGAACAGGCTCAAATGATGAGAAATCTATTCTTATGGCATCGTAATGAACAACCAATCTTAAATACACCATCACTTCAATTGGTATGGAAACTTATCCAATACAATCTTATTCAGAATGCTGAGAATTACGATAGAAGAAGTGAAACATCATCTAAGAATGGTAAGTTAGGTGGAGCTCCAAAAGGTAACAAAAATGCTTTAAAACAAAAGTATGAAGAATTCAATCAACCTAATCAACCTAATTTAACCTATAACAAGCCTAATGACAATGTAAATGATAATGGTAATGTTAATGTAGATGATAATGAAAATGAGAATGTAAATGGTAATGAGTATGACAAGGAGTATGGTAATGGGAATGATAAAGCAAATCTGAATAAAGATTGGGATGAAATACAGCAAATAATAGATAAATAATCAGTTATGACTAATCAAGATTTATTTGAAAAATATTTGATGAGCAAAGAAGATAATACACAGCTCCAAACTCCTGTTTCAAGTTCTATTGAAATTTTAGAACCAAATAAAACAATGTTAGGTAAGAGTGGAATATCAGAAGAAGAATTTAATAAAATGTTTGAAGATATATTAAAACGATAAAAAATGGAAGATTACAACAAAAAAGCTTACGAAGAAGCTAAAGCACAAAATGAATCAAAGAATAAGTTATCAGCTGAAATCAAAGAAAAGCTAGATTTTCTATTAAAGAAATCTACTTCAGAGATAACACATGAAGAAATGTTATTTGTATTAGAGAATATGGATATGCAATCTCTAATTGATGCAGCAACTAAAAAACAAAACGAATCAATTATTAACTTAACCGATGAACAAAAAAATTAGGATAAACAAAAGTACAATCAATTGTTATATTTATAAAGACAGTGGTCTTTATCGAACTGCCATTTTATTTATTCCACTGTCATATTTTTATCCTATATTGCCAGTCCTCTTTCATGTGGGGACTGGCTTTTTTATGTCTAAATTTTAAACTATGATACAAACTAAAACTGAAGTGGCTATGGGCCCGATTGAAGGATTTGAAGATTACCATATTTGTGATGATGGTACAGTATATTCAACTAAGATATCACCTCGCTATAATCCTAAAGGAGAACTAAGATTGGTTAAACCACGCTTACATCCAAGCGGATATTTATATTATGGGCTGTTCGTTGGTGAAGGTAAAGAGAAACAAAGATTATGGAGAAGGGGTCACAGATTAGTTTACGAAAAATTTGGTGGTAAAATACCAAACGGATTGGAGATTGACCACATTGATGGTAATAAACATAACAATGATATTACTAATCTAAGAGTAGTAACTCGTTCAGAGAATATGAAAGCAATGTGGAAACGAAAAGAAGAATTAGAAAATCAATAAACTATGTGTATAATTAAATTAGGAAACATTGTAGATGGGCTTATAAACGTTATTACATTAGGATGGGGTAAAGATATAGCCTCATTCATTGCGTTGAAGCTAGGGTATCAGGATTGTGGCTGTGAAGCTCGTAGGATATACCTCAATGAACTTTGTGGATGTAAAGAAGGAATAAAATTATAATATATGTCAGAAGAATTAAAACCAAATGTAAAAGAGAGCCGTTACGCTCCCTTAAATTTAGAAGAATTTCAACAATTGAAAACCCACTTAGAAGGTATTAAGAGTTTTTTACCTGAGCATCTAATGGGACCGTTTTGGAGTTGGTGTAATCGTATCAGAGGTGAAAAGATAAATCAACCTTGTAGTTGTAAATCATCAGGAAGATTATGGGCGGATTGTGTAGAAACCCTAAGAACATTTGTAAGAACTAAGAGTGAATAAAATACAATCAGAAAATAACAAACGATTAGAAGTTCTATTTCGTAAATCACACAATTGGCTAACTTCAGTTGCGTTTAATCTATGTAAAGATAAAGAGGTAGCAGATGAATTGGTTGGTGAACTATACCTTTACTTAGCGGAGAAATGTAATCCAGCTATTTGGTATTTAGATTCATTCAACTTAATGTATCTACACGCATTTATTAGTAGTAGGTTTTACAATAGAATAAAAGCAAACAAAAGGAATGTATCACTATCCGATTCGTATGATGAAGTAGAAACCGAATACGATGTGGATGCGGACGAGAAGATTGATGATGTGTACAACCAAATGGTAGAGGAATTAAAAAGATTAGAGAGGACAAGATTATGGGCTCCATCTAAAATATATCAGATGTACGCATTTGATTCAGAGATGACATTTGAGAAGTTAGCATCAGAATTAAAACTATCTAAATCTACAGTCTATCTCAATTGTAAGAAGATTAAAAAACATTTAAAGGATAACTTAGAGAACCCATTCTAAAAACGATTTTAAGGGGGCAAGGTCCAACGATAAATACAAAGGTGGATATAGTTGTTATATATGTATATATGTTTAAATAACACCAAATAACAATGGCATTTCAGAAAGGAAATAAATTAAGTAAGGGGAGACCAAAAGGAGCCGTCAATCGTTCAACCGAAATGATGAAATTAACTATTGCTCGTGCAGTAGATAATACACTCAATACCCTATCAACTGATTTAGAAAAGATTAAGAAGAAAGACCCGGAGAGAGCAATAGAACTTGCTTTGAAACTAATGGAGTTCACACTACCTAAGTTGAGTAGAACTGAAATGAAAGCTGAAGTAGAACAAAAGATTCAGCAGATATCAGTAAACATAACCCAAAAGACGATAGATGAATCTGGAAATTAATACAACAATCACATACCAAAACCAAAACGATTCACCAACCCGTACTACAATACATTATGGTGGAACGAGAAGTGGTAAATCATACGCCCTATTACAATGGTGTATAGTAAAGTGTTTGGAAGGTAAAGAGGATGTAGTAATAGTAAGAAAGACAATCCCATCACTCAAAAGAACTATCATAAAAGATTTTGAAGATATAATGAGTAGTTTGGAATTGTGGAATGCAAACGATTTTAATATTACCGATAGGATATATGAATTCTATACAGGCTCTACAATATCATTCATCAGTACCGATAATCCTGAAAAGTTAAGAGGATTAAAATCTTCTATACTATGGTTGGAAGAAGCAAACGAAATAGATGAGGAAAGCTGGTTTCAGTTAAGAATACGTTGTACAGGTCCTATCATCCTATCCCTAAACCCTACTATCAGTCCACACCATTGGATTAGAGGTATAGAAGATGCTACACAATACTTCACTACATTTAAGAACAATCCATATTTGGAAAGGGAAGTGGTAAGTTCAATCAAATCATTAGAAAAGAGTAATCCAAAAGCATGGAGAATATATGGATTAGGTGAGTTCGTACAAAACGATAAGGCTGTATTCCAATTCAATGTAATAGATTGGGTGCCGGATGATGCAGAGTTTGTATGTGTGGGAATGGACTTTGGATATAGTAATGACCCAACAGCCATTGTATCACTATTCAAAAAGGATAGAGAAATCTATTTGGTAGAGAATTGTTATGAAAGAGGATTGGTAACAAACGATATTGCAGCTAAATTAAAATCAATCATTGGAGATAACCGATGGGAGATATGGGCTGATAGTGCAGAACCTCGTTTGATAGAAGAATTATACCGATTAGGATTTAATATAAGACCGGTAGTAAAAGGAAAGGATAGTATTAACTTTGGTATTCAGGTTCTACAAAACTATTCAATCAATATACCACGTACTTGTCAAAACATAGTAAATGAATTCTATGGATACGAATGGGAGGTGGATAGATTTGGAAAACAATTGGATAGGCCTATTGATTTCAACAACCACGCCATCGATGCTGCCAGGTATGCAGCTATGATGAGATTATCCCAGGTAGCAACTGCTAAAGGAAAGTATGTAATTAGAGTACGATAAAACAAAATATATGGAAGATAAACAATACCTTAAAATAGGTGAAGCCTTAATCGGTGAAGAACAAGTAATGGAAATGGCAGCATACATCAATCATTTGGAAACTGAAAATGCTAAAATAATGGAAGAACTGAAAGCATCTAAGGCTTATCTATCTGCCACAATACAACAAAGAAACTCTGCTCAAAACAAATTGAGGACAGTATTGGAAAGACAAATCAATACGGTAGATATAACCAATGTACCAGTCCAATCAGCTGAATTTGAAATGGTAGGAGGACTAATCAATCCTGAACAATGGGCTGTACCTGAAGGGAAAGTAATAACAACACCTAAATCAAATAAAGCATAATATGAAAGTAGATAAATTAATAGCAAATAATCAGCCAGAGGATTGGTTTGAAATAGTGACAATGGAATGTTTAGAATATCCAATTGATAAAGTTGATATAGAAGCTGATGAATTGGTAGTGGATATTGGTGCTAACGTAGGTGGATTTTGGAATGCATGGAAATGGAGATTCCACAATTGGCATTTAGTAGAACCATCAGTTTACAATTGTGAACAAATCGTATCCAATGGGTATGAAGGTCTTTATAGTAGAAATGCGGTTGGTAAAAAGAGTGGTGAGATTGTAAAACTACAAAAGTATTGGGGTGATGGTGATAACGATACTCTATCTGGCAACTTTGGTACACTACAATTTGTTAATGGAGAAAACGGACATGGATGGTATGGAGATTATGAAGAAGTAACTACCATATCATTTGAGGAGCTTATAGGAGATAAAGAAGTTGGTTTGTTAAAAATAGATTGTGAAGGAGCTGAATTTGATTTCTTATACAATAAAGATTTAAGTAATATAAAATACATAGTTGGTGAATTCCATAACTTACTATTCCAATACGATGATAGAGGTGTAACATTATTAGAACATATAAGAGAAACACATAATGAAATATATTCAGAGGGTGATGGTATTCATTCACATTATGTAAAATTATTCAAAAGAAAATAATATGAAGCAAGAGATAATATTAAAAGTACCTACAAGTTGGGAAGCAGTAACTCTAAAAGATTACTTAGCACTAAGAAAAGATATGGAAACATATAAGGATGAGCCTGAAGCAATTACAGCTTGTCTATTCCATCACCTATGTAAGTTCCCAGTACAATATCTAAACCAAATGGATATAGATACCTATGTATCAATCAAAAATGATTTAGAGAGCTTCTTTAACAAAGCTGAACATCCTCTAAAAAGGTTTATTACAATAGATGGTGTGGAATATGGATTTGAACCTAACCTATCTAATATGGCGTATGGTGCGTATGTGGATATATCTAAGTACGAAACAGTAGGTGTAGATGAGAAGTGGGCAGAGATAATGAGTATCTTATATAGACCTGTTGTAAAGAAGCAAGGTGCATTATATGATACAAAAGTATATGATGGTGCATTATATTCAGAGAAGTTTATGGATGTGTCAATGGATGTACACTTTGGAGCACTTTTTTTTTTCAAGAGTTTACTCGAGGACTTGCAGAAAGATATCCTGAACTCTTTGACGGGATTGACGGAAGTACCTCAGAGCATCAAATCAATTTTGGGAAAAAGTGGCGTTCTTACTCATCAATTATCCAATTGGCACAAAATAATATCCTAATGATGGATGCTGTGGTTAAAGAACCATTGGAGAAATGTTTATTATGGTTAGCATATCAAGCTGATAGAACTCAATTAGAAGAATTGTTACACAAACAAGCGATGAAGAAGATACAATCATCTTAATGTATTATTTTTTGGATTCAGATTGTTAAA